GCTCATAAAAGGCTAGGCGCTCTTCTAAGGTGGATGGGACGGGTTCATCATTCATCTCACCGGCCACCCCCATTCCTGCAACACCAGCACCGCGTCATCTTGTGAGCGCACAACCGCAACGTCGTGGCCCATGCGGCGCAGCATGGCGAGGCAGTCATCTTGCGCGGCGCTGGTGCGGCCCTTCTCGGCCTTCACTTCAAGGAACGCGATGCGCTTGTCAGGGCCGACCAGCGTCAGATCAGGCCAGCCGGTGATCATGCCCTCTGCCTTCAGCATCCTGCCGCCGATCACGCTGCGCTTGCCGGCATTGGGCGAATGGTGGCACACCACGCCAGACAGGGCCAAGCGGCGCTTAATGGCGATCTGGATGGCACGCTCTGGCGCGGCGCGGGTCATTGCGGCGTTGCCTGCAAATATGCGACCATCTTTTCAGCCTTTTCCAGCCTATCCAACAGCCTGAGCATGTCCGCCTTCGCCACCATAACCACGGCAGGCCCGGCTTCCACCAGCGCGCGGTATTCGTCTGTGTTCATTCGCCGCGTTCCTTTATCATGGCATCCGCAATCGTCCACACCGTTTTGCACATTGCTGGCGTGATCACGTTGTCGGCTGGCATTCGCAAAATTAACGATCCCACAATCTCTATAGCAAAACGATCACGCAATTCGGCGCGGGCTTTTGCCTCTTCGGCAAGCCTTACTTCTTCACGCGCCTGCGCGCATTGCGGGTAATCATCATGCAAATCACTCATTTCTTCCCCTCCAGCGTACAAACAATGTCCTTGATCATCAACGACGGATGCAGCCGCGCCCGCACATACGCTTGCGCCGTTCTGCAATCACGATGCGCCTGATAGCCCGGCTCGCATTGGGTGCCGTCGGCGGCGCAGATCAGGAAGGTCAGCACCATAAACATCACGCGGCATCGTAATCAAAAAGACTTTCCGCCGATTTCTCCGCCGCGTCTATGTTGCGGCAGGCTTGGCGGAAATAGCTGTCTTTTAATTCGACGCCCAAAAACTTGCGCTTTAACTTCATGGCGCAAAAGCCCTCGCTGCCGATGCCCATGAACGGGCTTAAAACCGTATCGCCGGGATTGCTCCACAAAATCAAAGAACGCTCGATAACATCAAGCTGTAACGGGCAGAGATGCTTTTCATCCGCTTTATCTTTTGCGGCATTCACATTCAAAACGTTTGTCTGATCAACGGTCATCCATACAGGCGATGCCCATTCCTGCCACTTGTCCAGCGGTATTTCGCTGGCGCCAATATTTTTGCGCGGGCGCTCAAGCCTTCTGGCAGTTTCATGCCCCATATCGTGAACGATTGGCTCTTCATTGTCGCCCGGCTTGCGGAAAATAAGAAGGTAATCAGGAAGCCCTACGCGCGACTTGCTACTGTCCTTCACAAGCTGACCATAAACCAACCCGACCGCCTTCGTGCGTGTCATTTCTACAACCGGACATTTCCAGATTGTCACCCTCGCATGGTAAATCCAGCCGGCATCTTCATGGACGCGAATGATCTGCCCTGGAAAATCTTTTAAGCCAACATGCCCATCACGCCATTTTGTCATTGGTAGATCGGTGCAGTGAACGGCGCTCAAGCGTCCTGGCTTGGTAACGCGAAACTTCTCTTTCACCATGTATTGATAATGGCGCTCAAACTCGCCATCGGATGATGAATTGCCCATGTCGCACTCGCTTGACGAATAAACAAAGAGCGAACCGAACGGCGGCGAATACACGCTGAATCCGATGGAATTGTCAGGCACCTGCCTCACAACGTCCACACAATCGCCATGAATGGCTTGCCATGTGTCGCCACGCTTGCTGTCCAAACTCAAGAAATCCATGATGCAAACTCCCCCTTGTGCATTGGTTGATACGGAACCCGCACGCCAGCATCCTGCGCCATTGCGCGGCGCATGGCGGCTGACATGGCCTGTTTCATCTTCTTGTGATCGCCGCTCTTCCGGTCAATCACGCGGCCAATCTGGTCTTCACCCTCGGCCACGATTAGGTGACATTCCACCGCGCGCTTCTGTCCAAAACGCCAGCAACGGCGCACGGCTTGATACCAAGCCTCATAACTGAATGACCGCCCCGCAAAAATCATCGTGGCGCAATGCTGCCAATTCATGCCAAAGCCCGCGACTGAAGGCTTAGTAAGCAACCAGTGCACTTGCCCGGATGCAAACGCCTCAAGCGTTTCTTCCTTGCGCTCAATCGGATGCGACCCGCGCACTTCCTTGATTTCTGGAATTTCCGCCCGGATGGCATCGGCTTCATAGTCTGTATCGCACCACACTACGCACGCTTCACCTTGCGGCATCAGCGCAGCAATCGCCTTTGCGCGGGCGTCGGCAGTCTGGCGCTTGGTTTCGTGCAGCGTGGTCGCGCTGAGATCGCCAGCAAACAGAAGCCCAGCGGGCGCTCGAATGTCACCAGCCGCCTTGTGGCGATGCACGTTTAACGGCGGCAAAACATAACCACTGGCGTCATAGCCAAAATCCGCCGGCGTTGCCGCCATGCGGCACCAAGACGCCATCCAATCCCAAAAATCCGTTTCGGCGTGGCGCTTCAAGCGCCACTGCTGAGATGCGTTTGAAGTGTCGTTTATGAAGAAGCGCGACAACATCTCATTGCCGTTCATCACGCCTAAAAACTCGGAATGCTGCCCAAGTTCCATGTGATCGTTTGGCGCGGGCGTAGCTGTCGCGGCGCACCGGAAGCGATGATCGCGGAATGCGTCAATCAAGGCGCGCGTTGTCTTGCCGGTAAAACTTTTCAGGATGCTGGATTCGTCCAGGGACACGGCGCCAAAAGCGTCAAAGTCCAGGCGGTCAAGCCGGTCATAATTGCAGACATTGATTCCGTCGCGCGCCTCGGCCTGGTCGCGTATTTGCTGCACTTCATAGCCGCGCGCCTTGCCTTCGCGCACGATCTGCGCCGCAACCGCCAAAGGCGCCAGGATCAGCGCCTTGCCATTGCTTGCCTCAACCGCATGGCTTGCCCATTCAAGCTGCGAGAATGTCTTTCCAAGGCCGGTATCAAGGAACAAGCCAAAGCGCCCTTGGCGCAATCCAAACGCCACGCAATCGCGCTGGTGCGGCATTAGGTCGCGGTGCAAGACAGGCACTTTATCAATGCCAACTGCATTGGCGGCAGGCCGCTTGCCCGCCAGAAACTCAGCATAGGCCGTGTCTAACGGCATGTTGCATCCTCCATTTTGTTTTGCTTATTCATCACCCGCGCGCCCACATGGCGCCGCGATTTTTCAGCCAGGTCGCAGGCGGCGGATTATTCGCGCTCTTTGCAGGCGGCGCCGCGTAAATCATAGCGAAATGCTCCGCGCAATAAGACGATTTCAGCCCGCGCGCATTGGCTTGGACGGGTTCGTTGCATGTGCGGTCGCCCATCGGATGGCAGCATTCCGTCCCGAAAAAGACCCGAGGCGGCATTGCTGCAACCTCGGGCAAGTTTTGGGAGGAGGAACCACCATGCGCAGTAGATGCCGCTGCGCCCGGTTGCGCGCCACGAGGGCGGCATGGGGTGACGGGCCGGGATTGCCGAGGGGAAATGGCATCCCGACCCGCCGAGGGCTGCGCTTCTTGACGGGCGCGCAACCCTGTCTGTTTCGCGCGGCGCCCGGCCACAAGGCCAAGGAACTTCGCGCGGTATGATATTTGCCCAACGCTGCGGCCCATACGGGCGCCGATCTCGGCGGCAGTCAGAAAACCGCCGTAAAGCTGGCGCAACGTCGCATCATCTACCTCAGTCCAAGACTGAGACGCGGCAAGATTGATGGGCGAACCACGCGACGGTAGGCGCAACCGACGCGCGCGGCCTATCACGCTATTCTTACTGATACCCATGCGCTCGCCAATTTGAGACGTGGTAAAGCCTGCCGCCCAATCGGCGGTGAGTTGCTCGTCGCGTTCTTCATTCCAAGGTGAAGGGCCGCTCATTTCGCTGGTCTCCATTCCAGCGCATCGGCAAGCACCTGGCGCGCGACACGGCGGCGCAGCAAGGCGCGCAACCGTGCATGGTGTTTGTGCGGTATCCCTTGATACTGCCACATATGGACCGAATGCTTGCGACAACCTAGCGTTTCCGCCAGTTTGGCCCTGCCGCCGGCCAGGTGGATGATGTCTGAAACTGTCATGCCCGGAACCCTAACCGCGCGGCGCGGGGCTTGTCAAGCATAAAAAAAGCATCGGCCTTGCATATTTTAT